AAGAACATAATGAAAGATGTTACTAGACTTCTAGAAGTATCTGAAAAAATACCTAAAGCAATAGATACTATAAATGCTTTAGAGGAAAAAGTTAAAAAAGAACAAGCTAACGAATCTAAGATACGTGGGGGTGGAACTAAAGGAATGTTTGAAGACTAATGGCAAAAATTAAATTTAATACTAACTCTAAACTTAAATGCATCTGTGGACATAATCTACGTATTACAGATGTTGGAGAAGACGGTATAAAGTTTGAGAAATTTTGCCCGCAGTGTGGTAGAACTACACACGTAGATGACAAAGGTACTGAGTCAGGAGGAGAATTTGAACCTTATGGAGCTGCACATTTTATTTACGATAAGGATGTAACTAAAAACTTTAGTGGAACAATAGAAAGAGAGAGTGATCTAAAAGGACTAAAAGGCTATTGTCATCATCAATATGAGAATGGTGAAAGTTTTTACTTAATTATATCTAGAATTGACGAAGATGGTAAAGTAGAAACTATAAAAAAAGACTACACACAAAAATAATGTTTGTAAACACAAGAGAATTTAGTAAAGAAGCACAAAGATTTCTAAGATTAGGCTACTATTGTGGGGATCCTCCTGGAAGTGCACCCTTTTATGAGTACTGGACAGAGCAATTAAGACGCTGTAAAGAAGGATACACCATAGGAGACACTAGAATTACAGGTCATCACTATTTTTATCTAAATTTTTGTAGAATAAAGCTAACTGAACAGGTAGGAGAGCGTAAAGCTGGTACAAAAACTGTCTCATTTCCTAACTTTTGGGACGGAGACTACCAATATTTCCATGCATTAGAGAGTGCTGCCTCTCAAGGACTGCATTTAATCGTAGCAAAAGCTAGACGTAAGGGATTTAGCTACAAAAATGCTGCCATTGCTGCTAATTTGTACAATACAACTAAAAATTCTTACACATTGTTGTGTGCTCATGACAAAAAATACCTATATCCTAAAGGAATTATGACAATGGTCACTGATTACATGAATTTTATAAATGAACACACAGGATGGCAGAAGAGGAGACAGGTTGTAGACAAAATTAATCATAAAAGAGCTAGTTATTTACAATATATCAACAAGCAAGCCATAGAAAAAGGATATAAGTCAGAAGTAGAAGCAATTACATTTAAGGATAATCCAGATGCTGCAAGAGGTAAAGATGCATCACTAGTTATATTCGAAGAGTGCGGTGCATTTAATAATTTAAAAGCATCATACTTAGCAACACGTCCTTGTGTAGAAGATGGAGGAGTAGTAACCGGACAGATAGTTTTATTTGGTACAGGTGGAGACATGCAAGGAGGAACAATTGACTTTGAATCTATGTTTTATAATCCTGAAGCTTATGATCTATATGCATTTGACAATGTATGGGATGAAGGTGGAGAAGGAAGTACATGTGGTTTTTTCTTTCCATCTTTTCAAAATAAAATAGGTTATATGGATCAAGATGGTAACTCTCTTGATAAAGCAGCTAAGCAAATAGAAGAGGCTAAAAGAGAACAACTCAAAAAGGAAGCCAAAGATGCAAACACATTAGATAAATATGTTACTGAGTATCCTTGGATGCCTAGAGAAGCTTTTTTACAACAAAGAGGTAACATGTTTCCTGGTGGTGCTCTTATAGCTTGGCGTAACGAGCTTATGCGTACAGGATTACACACCAAAATGGCAGTTAACGGTATGTTAGTAGAAACTAATAAAGGTATTTTATTTAGACCTAGTGATAAAGTAAGACCTGTTGTAAAGTTTCCACATAACAAAGCAGATAATAATACAGGATGTGTTGTAGTCTATCAATCTCCTGATGGATCAGAGGATGCAATTCCAGATGATTTATATTTTATTGTACATGACCCTTATGCTAGTGATGGATTTGGAGCATCACTTGGTGCAGCTTATGTAATTAAAAGAATTAATCCACATTCAAAACCAGATGATATGATTGTAGCATCTTATGTAGGTAGACCAGACAGTCAAGATGAATACAACTATAATCTATTCTTACTTGCAAGATATTTTAACGCTAGAATAGGATTTGAGAATGATAGAGGTGAAGTCATACCATATGCAAAGAGGCATAAACTATTAAATTATCTTATGCCAGAAGCAGAAATATTTGATAAAACAGATGGAGTTAAAATACGTAAACTAAATAGAACTTATGGAACATCTATGGGTTCACAACATAGAAAAAATCAAGCAGAAATATATTTAAGAGACTGGTTAAAAACACAAAGGGGTAGACAAGAAGATGGATCTGCAAAGCTAAACTTGCACTATATTTATGATATTGCACTGATAGACGAACTGGTAAAATATGGGAAAAAGGGTAACTTTGACCGAGTTTCTGCATTATTAGTAGGTATGTTTCATATGAAAGATCTCTATAATAAGGAGATGGAAGAAGCATACGAAGAAAGCAATGATTCGTTTTTTAATAGAAGATTTTTTCAGTAATTTGTAAAAGATATGAGTAGTATTCCTAAGCAGAAACTTCCACGTAGTCGGAAGACTAAGGAGTGGGGGAAAAATTCAATGAACGCATATATTGATAGAAGTCACTTTTCTAATCAACACAAATCCACTATGCATAAATTCTACGATGCATACAATGGTAACCTAAATGAGAATGATTACAACTATGTAATAAATCCATACAACTCAGAAAAACATAAAACAAAAGGATTTCCAGCTAGACTTCGTAATTACAATATTATTAAACCTATTGTAGATCTTTTACTAGGTGAAAAAGCAAAAAGACCTACTAATCATCAAGTAGTTGTACGTAATTCTGATATGCAATCTATGCAACAGACTTTACTAAAAGATGAATTAAAAAAATACTTAGAACAAAAGTTTATTAATGATCTTAATGAATTAGGAGTAGAAACAGGAATGCCTACTGAAGATTTACCTCAATTAGGAGAACTAGAACAAGAAATATACGCTAATTACAAAGATATAAGAGCTATTATGGGTCAAGAAGCTCTAGATTATTTAATAGATAGACTAGAATTACCTGATCAATTTCAAACTGCTTTTTTTGACTGGCTTGTTGCAGGAGAGTGTTATACATACAAAGATGTGTGTATGAATGACTGTGAATATGAAATAGTATCTCCTTTAGATGTAGATTATGAAAAATCTCCTGATATTCAGTTTATAGAAGATGGTGATTGGTGTGTAAGAAGAAAAATAATGAGTGTCAATGCTATTGTAGATAGTTTTTATGATGTTCTAAAACCAGCAGATATAGATAGACTAGAAACTCCATCTCAAAAGAAAAGCATGGGATATATCTCTCCGTTTAACGCAAACTATTCGTCACAAGACACAGAAAGGTTTGCGGAAGTACTACATGTCGTGTGGAAATCATTCGCACGTGTAGGAATACTTACTTACTATGATGAATTAGGACAAGAACAATCAGTTGTTGTCGATGAAACATACAAAGTAGATCCGGATAATAATGAGACTATAGAATATTTTTGGGTTAATCAGGTTTGGGAAGGGTACCGAATAGACGGTGATATCTTCGTGAATATTAGACCACATCAGGTACAACGTAATGAAATGTCAAATCTTTCCATTTGTAAACTCCCCTACAACGGAAGAATCTACTCAAATCGACATTCAGAACAAGTATCGGTTGTATCTATGGGCGTACCCTACCAAATCCTTTATAATATATTTCATTATAGACTAGAATTATCTATAGCTAAAAACAAAGATAAGATCATGTTAATGGAAATGAACACAATTCCTAAAAGACACGGTTGGGATGAAGAGAAGTTCATGTACTATGCAGATGCAATGGGTTTTGCCTTCATAGACTCCACTGCAGAAGGCAAACGTGGTGAGAGGGTGTCATTCAACCAGTTCCAGGTGTTAGACATGAGTTTGGGTCAATACATAGCTTCTCAATTCCAACTATTACAAGCAATTAAACAAGAATGGGAAGAACTAATAGGGGTATCAAGACAACGTAAAGGACAAGTACAAGCATCAGATGGTATAGGTGCAACTGAAAGAGCGGTATTCCAATCTTCTGTTGTAACTGAAGAAATGTTTAGAAGATTTGATAAACTAGTAGAACGAGAGTTTAGTGGTTTACTAGATACTTCTAAAGTAGCATGGCAAGAAGGATTAAAAACACAATATGTAACAAGTGATTTTAGAGAAGCAATGTTAGATATAGATCCTGGATTATATCAAGAAGCTGAGTTTGGTGTATTTGTTAAGAATAATTCTATAGAAGCAGATAAATTAAGAGCATTAAAGCAACTTACTTTATCATTTGCACAAAACGGTAGTAGTCCTGTAACAATTGCAGAAATCTTAGAAGGAACTAACTTTAGTAAGATAAAAGAAAAGTTAGCAGAGGTAGATGCAAAAGAAAAAGAACTACAAGCAGCTCAAGCTAAACAACAGCAAGAGATGGCACAAATGGCACAACAAGCACAAATGGCTGATAAACAAGCAGATAGAGAGTTTGAAGCTCAGCAAAATCAACTAGACAGAGACGCTAAAATGGACATCGAAGAGATGAAAATTGCAGCTAAAGTTGTAGATCAAGATATGAACGACAACGGAATTAATGATGCAGTTGATTTAGAACGTGTTCGATTAGAACGAGAAAAGCTTGATTTAAAAAGAAAAGAGCTTAACGATAAAAAAGAAATTGCTAATAAACAGTTAGCAGCCCAAAAAGGGCAAAAGTAACCTATATAAAGGTGTTAACCCTTGTGTAGATAAACATGAAAAACTAGTATAATTTAATTAATTTTGTAACAATGAGTAAAGATGAGAACCTAGATCTATCTAAAGTTACTGTAAGTCAGTTATTAGATGATCAACAAATACCGGATTCTACAGATCCAAAAGAAGAAGAAAAACCTGTAGAAGACACTGTTGAAGAGGTAAAAGAAACAACAGAAACACCGGAGACTCAAGAAGAGTCTAAACCTGAAGAATCTGCAGAAGAGCCTGTAGAAGAATTAGAAGAACCAGTAGCAAAAGAAGAAGCAGCTGAGAACACTGAGTCTGATGAGACAGATTCAGAGCCCTCAATAATATCAACACTAGTAGAAAGACTAGGATATGATATTCAGGGAGAATTTAGTGATGATTACGATGGTATTGTCGGAGTTACTAAGGAAGCAGCTACAAAGATGGCAGAAGAACAGTTTCAACAAGTATTTTCAGCTTTCCCAGACATTCAAGAATACCTTAATTATAGAGTATCAGGAGGAGATCCAGATAAATATTTTGAGGTAGCAGCAAAAGAGATTGATTTCTCTAAGCTAGAATTGAATGAAAAAGATTTGGGAATGCAAAGAAAAGTCTTAGAAACATTTCTAGTATCTCAAGGTTATGAACCAGAAGAGGTAACAGATACTATTCAAGACTATGAAGATGCTAAAATACTGTATAAAAATGCTGGAAGAGCAGTAAAAAAACTAGCAGTTGCACAAGCAAATGCAAAAGAAGCTTTACTGAAACAGCAGGAAGAAGATGCTAAAATTGTAGCACAGCAAACCAAAGAGACTTGGAATAATATTGGTACTATTATCAATAAAGGTAGATTAAAAGAATTTACTATTCCAGAAGCAGACAAAAAGAAATTCTATAATTGGATGTCGGTCCCAGTTGATCAACAAGGCAGAAGCCAACGAATTATAGACAGAGAAAAGCTAGATCAAGAATCCATACTTGCTATGGAATACCTTATGTATAAGGGACTTGATTTGTCGAAGTTAATAAATACCAAAGCAACCACAAGGCAAGCTGTGAATTTGAAAGCTAAATTAAAATCAAATACGCAAACTGCAACCAGAAGAATGAAGGGTAACAAAGGAGGGTTTAATAAAACTAGCAAGAGACCGACAATTCCTTCTTTAGATAAGTTATTAGGATAAGTTTAATTTTTAATTTTTAATTTAATTTTTTTATCATGGCAGCAGATAATTTAAAAAAGCTTCGTTTATACGAAGACATTTTCAACGCTGAGGGTATGACTGATGAGAACTCATTAGCGAACGCCCTTTTAACTCAGCCTGATGTACTGTCACCGGTAATAACTCATCTAGCAGGAAGAGAAGACAAGAGGTTTCCTCTATCTTTCCTAACTGAAGGACAGGGAGCTATCAAGTACATCAACGACATTGAGTATGACTATCCAGTAATGGGTAGAATTAACAAGACTGTAGAATCAAGTTCATTAGTGAGCGGTTCAGGTCTTAACTTCACAAGATTTAAAGTAAAGTTCAATGAAAAATGGTTCATTAAGCAATACATTATTGAAAGTGAAGAAGGAATCCAAGCAAGAGTAATGACTGATCCCGTTGAATCAAGCGGAGGTTGGGTGTATACTCTACAATTAGTTACAGCTGATGGATCTGATTCAGTATCCAGTGGTAATGTAGCAGGTAAAAAATGGGTACAACTATTTGCACCTACTGCTATCTCCGGATCAGTTGGTAACGAAAGTAATTGGGTTGCTCCATCTAAAATGAGAAACCAAATCTCTTTAATCAGAAAATCTTACCGATATGAAGGTAACATGCCTGACAAAGTGGTTAACTTCGAGTTTAATGTAGATGGTAGAAAAACAAATCTATGGTATGACTTTGAAGAGTATCAGCACATGCTGAGATGGAAAGAAGAAACAGAGTATGCTCTGTGGTATTCTAAGTACAACAGATCTTCAGATGGTACTATTAATTTGAAGGATGACAATAACAAACCTATTCCAATCGGAGCAGGAGTTATTGAGCAAATTCCTAACGTTGATACGTATTCTTCACTAACAACTAACAAGATCAAATCTGTAGTAAGAGATGCACTATATGGTGCTTCTGATGCACAGCAAATGAACATTGTGTTGTTTACAGGAATCGGTGGTATGGAAGAATTTGATAACGCTATGAAGAGCGAGATCAGTTCTGGAACTTACATTAAGAACACAGACCCATCTAACTTTATTTCTGGTAGTGGATCTAACCTACAATTAGGAGGTTACTTCACTTCTTACCAGCATATTGATGGACATGTGATCTCAGTAAGATACTTACCTTTATTCGATCACGGTGCGAGAGCACTTAACAGTCCAAAACATCCTGTTTCTGGTTTACCACTAGAATCATATAGAATGTTATTCCTTGATATGTCAACATATGATGGAGAAACTAACGTTCAAATGATTTCTAGAAAAGGTAGAGAGCTAGTAAGATGGGCAGTAGCTGGTGCTTCTGTTCCTCCAGGATTTGCGGGTGGTAACTCACTAAGAGCAAACGATGTAGACGGTGCATCAGTTCACTTTATGAAAGAAACTGGTATTGCAATCAGAAGAGCTACAAATTGTTTACACTTAGAGTGTGTGAAATCATAAATTTCTTTTCAGAAGAGAGGGGACAAACGTCCCCTTTTCTTTCTGATTATTAACCTTTAATTTTTATAAATATGAAACAAGTAATAATAAAGCGAAGACCAAACGCTACTAACTTGCCTGACGAAGTATATGCTGAGGCAAAAAGAAAGATAGGGTCTACGTTTTCTGTTAGTGGTGATACAAACACCGGACTAACATTTGGTGAACAAAAAAAATACCTACCAGGTATCATAGGAATAGATTCCTCTGATGTTAACTTTCAAAAAGAAGTTAAAAAGTATTTTCAAGATATGTCATTAACTATTGAGAATACGGGTACTAAATTAGAAGTAGGTGTAGATGAAAATGGTGATCCAATTAATTTAATGGACTTTATTAGATATAAGTTTGCTTTAGCTCATCCATATGTTGCTAAAGATGAAGAGACTTTATATGCTAATAAAAAGTTTAGATATTTTATTTATGACACTGCAATTGAGAAAGAAAAACAAGCTCAAGGAGTCAAAAGTAGAAAAGAAGCTTACAAGGAGTTTATTAAGTTAAGTGCAGATGAAGCTAAAGTAAATCAACTTTTATTAGTTTATGGATATAATCCTAAAACTATGGATGAAACACAAAAGGAGATTACTTTAGAAGGAGAACTAGATTCAAATCCATCTGAATTTCTAATGTATGCAACCGATAAGAACATTGAATACCAAGCGTTTATTGAAGATTGTTTATCTAACGATGTATTACGCAGGGTAGGACAAAGTTATTTAAATGGTGATGAGACTATTGGAAATAGTTTAGAAGAAGCAGTTCTATATCTAAAAGATAAAAAGAACTCTGAAGTCTATGCTACTTTGAAAGCTCGTCTAAAAACATTCAGTGAATGACAGTATTAGAAATGCATCATGCGGTAGAACAGGGGCTGCAAAAAGTAGCGTCTAACTCATTCGACACATTTTTGCCGGAAGAGATAGACTTTGCTTTGAACAAAATGCAAGAAAGATTTGTAAAACAAAGATTCTTTTTTGCCTCAGATCCTAAAAGACAGGGTCTTCATGGTTCTCAAAAAAGAGTGGATGATTTAAGAGTTCTTACAGTTTTAGACTATCTAGACACTGTTGTTACTCCAAATCCCGCTAGAAACTATGAAGACTTTGACCTACCTACTGATTATATGTTTCTAATTAATAGTAGAGTAAACATACTTTATGATGACTGTAAAATAGATCCTGAACTTGTATCTAACGGTACATTTTCAACTGCGTCAGATTGGACACTAGGAGATGGAACAGATGATAGATGGGCAATAAGTAATTCACAATTAAGACATACAGCAGGATCAGGTAGTAGCTACCAAGAAGCAGCTAGCCAAGTATTAGAAGAAGTAAGAACAGGTGAAACCTATCTTATAACTTTTATTTTACAAAGACCAAGCATTTCGCCTGGTTATAATGGTAGTTTTACAGTTTCTCTTGGATCTCCTATTACAGGAGGGTTAAATACATCACTTACATTTGACTATGATGCCTCTGCAGTATCTGCGGGATCAGCAACTATATATCAAAGTACATCTTTGGATAGTTCTGGTAACAATACTATTGAAAAGCAAATAGAGTTACAGGCGTTAAGTGATCAAGCGGCAATAACTTTTACTCCTAGTCAAGATTTTGATGGAGTATTAAAGAATGTGTCCGTAAAAAGAATAAAAGAAATAGGATTAAGAATAGTAGAACCTGATGATGCCTACAATATTTTAGGTAATCCATTTGCTACAGCCACTGATCAAAGTGCGTTTGGAATAGTAAATGGTACTAATATTAAGGTATTTAGGAACACAAAAAACAACAAAAGTTATCTATTAAAAAGCTTGAGAGCAGATTACATTAGGACACCAGTAGAAATTTCTTTATCTTCGAACATAGATTGTGAATTAGCAGATCATACACATCAAGAAATAGTAGACCTTACGGTCAAACACTTACTAGAAGCAACAGAGTCACAGAGATACCAGACTAATACAGTCGAGAGTTCACAAACTGAGTAATTTATTTTATAATCTCTAAATTTAATTTTATTATGGCAAATCTTAAAAAAGAAGTGTTGATCGTAAATAGCGATACTGCTGCATCATCTGCATTTGAAGCTGCTAAATTCGGCTTTGTAGAAAATGGGTCAGATTTTTCTGCTTTAGACAATAGTGGAGCAATTGAACTATCTGGTGGTGAACAAGATGTATCATTATTTTATGGGTCAGCAAACGTAGGTCCTATTAGTGAAGGGGACGTTAAAAGCACAGCTATACTAGCCTACAGTAGCGGTACAGCACAAGTGTCAAACGCACTACTCGTATTAGAGTCTGATAACTCTGCATACGTTAAAATTATCAATACAACAAAAGGTACAATGAACCTTCCTGTTAAAACTTTTGAAGTAGTAGGTCAAGCAAATGCTGAGGCATCTTCGTCTGCTATTAAAGCTTTAATGGATGTTGAATTTGCTAAACCTGATTCTCCATTTTTTGGATTCAGTGTAGCTTTAAGTGGATCAGATGCAAGTATTAATATTACTGCACCAATTGACTCTCACTTTAGATTAGCAGCAAATGATGCAAGTTCTGTTTCTTATACTACAGCTGCAGTTCCTTCACAAGGTACTGAAGCTAAAGTAAAAGTTGTAGAAGAAGAAGGATTCATCGCTGATGGTGTATATGGTTTAGCAGGATCTGCTGCAACAATTAAGAAGCCTGCTTCTGTTGTTTCTGGTAACTATGATTTATTAATCATTGAAGGAACAAAAGAATATGCTTCTAAAGCAGTTGGTAATGCAAAAGCATTTGAAGACTTCTGTCTTTATATTTATGTTAAAGATGGCAACACTACGATTACGCCTGTCGCTATCAAAGCAGAAATAGATAAGCTAAAAGCTTAAAAACATTTTATTTTGTTTTAGTTTGTTGAGAAAGAAGGCGGTCTTAGTCACCGCCTTTTTTTGATTAAATTAAAATAAAGTAAATTTATATAAACATAAAATAAAGTAAATGACATTAGAAGATTTAATACGGGATACCCTAAGTAGGTTCCCAAATGAATCTTATAGTAAAACAGCGGATAGAATATTACAGAAGAGCGATGCATTTTCGCATCGAACGTTAAGAAGAAAAGTAGCACAAGTAACTAAAGAGATAAAACAAGATTCATACGGAGTACCCACAGTATACAATTATAAAGGTGAAAAACCTATAACATCGCTAGAAGAAGCGATAACGTTCTTTGATATTGATGTCAATGAGTATGAAGTCACAGGCTATTCATGTAATGCTTGGGATGTTTCAACTAAGACGGGTAAAAAGACTAATTATCAAGTCAAGCTCTCATTAAAACCGAGAGAAGAAGAAATAGACTATCAAACTATCAAGTTGGAGCTTGATAAAGCGATATCTATTGTTAATGTAAAAAAGACTCCTGGAAAAAAGACGGGAGTGTTATGTCTGGCAGATTTACATATTGGTGCTGATATTAGAAATTTACAACGTACGCCTGATTTTAATTATAAAAAAGTAGTTCAGTATTTACGAACTATTGCAGATCAGGTAAATAGTAGAAACTATGAAACCCTAGAAGTTATATTTCTAGGTGATTTTATAGAATCATTTACAGGACTTAATCACATAAACTCTTGGAAGTCTATGGGTAAAGGAATGTACGGACATCACGTTGTGATTTTAGCATTTGAGATAGTAAAGGAGTTTTTATCAAATATAAATAATCTCCAATCGGTTTACATGGTTTCAGGAAATCATGATAGATCTACCTCAGATGCTAAACATGACAACGAAGGAGATATAGCTGGATTGCTATCTTACATGTTAAGAAATGCAATTACAGATGTTAAAATTGAGTTTAGTCCTTTAGTTATAGGATCTAAAATTGATAATATATATTATATTATGACTATGGTAAACAAGGTCTTTATAATGTACTACTAGGAGGGCATTGGCATAGTAGAAAAACTAGAAAAGTTTATCATACGCTAAATGAAACCTATGTAGATCAAGCAGATTATAGGGCTATAGATGTTGCTCCATTGTTTACCGGCAACTTCTACAGCGAATCAAACGGGTGGACTAGTTCAGCTGGATATACCTTAATAGAAAACAATGGTAAAGGTAGACCTAACGTTTTTGACTATTCTTTATAATGGCAGCAGGAGCACATAATTTTAAAATTGAACAAGGAGCAACTTTTGGAAATACAATAAAATATGAAGATGCTTCTGGCACTGCAATTAACTTATCTGGTGCTTCTATTACTTTAAAAGCTAAAGATAATAGGAGTGATCAGAATTTTGTGTTAAATTTGTCTAACGGTAATGGTATAACTCTTAGTAATCCTTCTGGTGGAGAGTTTACTATTAATCTTACAGCAAATCAAACAAAGCTATTAAAGTTTAACAGAGCAGATTACGATTTAGACATAAACTTATCTGGAACAGTTACAAGGTTGTTAACTGGACAGATTCAAATTATAAAAGGTGTTGGGTAATGGCAAATAAAGTACAAATTACAACCCCCGCGGGCAACGTAGTAAGAATATCAGATAGTACAACTAATAAAGTTACAACTGCTGGTAATGTTGTTACGGTAGTAGCTGTAGGTACACAAGGACCTGCAGGAGCAGGCGACCTGAATTTTGTACACACGCAGAGTGTAGCTTCCTCTACATGGCAAGTTACACATAATTTAGGAAAGTATCCATCAGTTAGTGTAGTAGATACATCGGAGACTGAAGTAGTTGGTAAGGTAATCTATAAAGACTGGGGAACCGGTAATAGTAGTGCTAGTAAACTACAAATTTTATTTACCGCAGCATTTGCAGGTAAAGCTTTTTTAAATTAATAAAATAAAAGACTATGAGCGTAAAATATTTAAACCATATAAATCTAGGAGGGAATAGAATAGAACAGGCTACTATTGAGCCGTTAGGATCCGCTCCTAGTAATAACTTACAAATCGGTCGAGTATACTATGATACCTCGAGCAATAATGCAGCAACATATGCACTAAAAATTTATGATGGTAGTGGGTTTGTGTCTATAACCGGAGACTTAACAGCTGTTCAAACAAGCACATCTGATCAATTAGTAATAACTAATGGAAGCGGTCCTATACCAAGCTTTGCAATTCAAACAGAAGCTGTATCTGAGAATGGATCTAAATTAGCTACAACATCACAAATTAAAACTTATGTAGATC